GAAGACCAGATCATCATCGGCGAATGCCCGACCGACGACTGCCACCGCATCGTGAAAGTCATTCCAAACGCCACGTTCGCACCGAAATGCCCCGACTGCGGTCAAGTGTATCCGGTCTCCGCCATCCGTGAGAACAGGCGACACAAACTCCTCGCCACGCACATCACCGGCACGCAGACCGAAATCCGCAGACTGCTCCTGCAATGCGGCATCATCGTCAAACCCGGCACCATGCGCAGTTGGGTCAGCAGGGGAGACCTGAAACCCGTCACGCCGGTCAAAGACACGCGCAAGCAACGCTACCGGCTGTCCGACGTGTACAAGCTCGCCGTCAGAAACCCCGAAAAGGAAACGAACATTTGGATGCTCCTACAGGAGGAACAAGCATGAACATCGACCTCTCCAACCCGCCATACGCGGTCAAACTCAATGATCTCGGATTCGCATACTCGCACACCGACCGTGAGAAAGGCATCATCGTCTACACTCACGCCGACCCCAGATTGGTCGGCTCCAAATGGGTTGACCATTGGAACGACATGGAATGCATCATCGACTTCGAAGATGAGAACTGCATGAAACCATTTTCATTCACATTCAAGAACCTTAGAAACGGCGTCAGCAAAACCATTCCGGCCAGCAATCTCGCCCTAGTGGAAGAAGTCATCCGATGACCGCCACTATCAGCATCACCGACAATGGCAAGACCATCACCTACCACGCGCATCACATGCGAGACCAAATCGAACCAGTCAAACAGTACGGCATGTTCGGAGAACGATTGGACGCCCGAAAGAAACTACACGTTCTCACTTTCTACACGGAGGATTGAATTGAACGTCAACCTCAAATGCTCGCCAATCCTACTACTATTGTCCGGCGTGCTGGCACTCCTGAAAATCACGGGACAATTCCCATACTCATGGATATGGGTGATAGCACCCATTTGGATACCACTACTCGCACTGGCCGGTATCACAATCATCCTGATAATCGCTTGGATTATCGGCGTCATAGGCGTACTCATTCTCGAAAAGTTCGGAGACTAATTGCAGATCAGCGGCAACACCCGCAACGGGGATGTGGCGTGCGTCATCGACACGACACAGGACAACACCACCAAAGAGGCACAATGAAAGTACTCGACTTCACCAAGGAAACAGGCGAACTGGAAAACAAGCTGATAAAACTTGGATTCCACTATCAAAACACCGACAGGATGGAGTCAGATGGTCTGTACATCTCCTCACGACTGATAATCACATGGGCGAACGTCATGAATGGCGTGACCCTACAGATCATCCATACGTATGACAGATACGGCGACGAAACCAACGGATACGTCAAGATAACGGATAATTGCACGAACGCAAGCGTCAACATGTCGGTCGAAGAGTTCATGGAGTTGGAACGGATCACGAACAGCCACGGCACCACATTCCCACGCCCGGAAACATCCAACGAAATGGTTCCCAACGAGAACTAGGAGGCCACGCGGAATGAGTGAGACAATCAAAATCAGTGGAAAGTGAACGCGTCATGCGAATCTACCTAGTAACTGCGAACGCACAAGATCACAACGAATACATCGAGTACCGGGATCAACCATATAATCCCGATTCGTTCACTGACACCCCAATGCACATGGGCGAAACGTCATACACCGCGGGATTCGTGAGCATCATGGGCGTTTACACGACACGCGAACAGGCGGAGACACGCGTAAACAAGCTTACCCGCGAGAAATTCCCGGAATTGCGAATCATCGAGATTGAAGCGGACTCGGACTGTTGGCAGTTCGTCGGGGGAGGGTGGCTCTGGTGAACAAGCAGATAATCACAGCAGACCATCTGAACGCCACGCACTTGGGCAAGCGAATCACCATCAACGGCAAGTATGGCACCGTCGTGTCAGGCAAGCTGAAAAAAAATCCACGCCGACTACGCCATCATGCCCAGTTTCACGTCTTACTTCCCCTACAAAGAAAACAAAACATTGGAGTACAGTAAGGACGTTCACATCATCCTGCACTTGTCGAACCAAGTCAACGACGATATCAAAGCAACCGTACGCGAGAACACGGAACTACAGGTAGAAGACGAACACGTGGAGAGCAGCTTAGCCCGCATCATGGCACAGACAGGTAGACCATTTTGTTGACGTCAACAAAATGGTCAGACTTGAAAAAGGAGACACAATGACGTCACCAACCACCAAAGAACTGCTCATGCGCGTGATCGCCGTGGAATCACCGAAACTGTTCGACGGGTCAGACAACGAGCCAATCGAAGTGACCTCCTACTCCTTTCAGGAAGAAGGAATGCGTCTCTGCGATACATGCGACTATCCAGAACTGCTGCTCATAGGATACCGAACACGCGGCGGGAAAACGAAACATCTAAAGTATGAATACTTCGACCTATCCAACCTGCTCAGAACATTGGACAAGTGGGATATGCAACACGACGATACGAGGGAGTCGGACGCATGAAATGGTTCACCAGCGATCTGCATTTCGCACACCCATTCGTTGCCGCGCTACGCGGTTACGCGCTACCCGGATACGCTCGCGACGAATCAATCAAACAACAGGCCGAACACGACGGCAGACAACTCAAGGATTGCGTTGACTGGCGGAAGCACGACGCCGACATCATACAAGCGATAAACACATACGTCGGCAAGGAAGACGAACTCTACATCCTCGGAGACATCAGTTCCGGCAGCACGTGGAGCGTCGAACAGGCGATAATGCGCATCCAGAATCTACGGGTTCCACGCAACCGCAGACACTTGATCCTCGGCAACCACGAAATGCACAGTTCCAGCCGCACGCTGGAAAAGTTGGCAAGCGTGTTCGGGGAAGTCGGAAGAGTCGGCATCACCGAAATCAGAGACGGGCGGGGCAACAATCCACACACGGTATTTTTAAGCCATTTCCAATGGCGTGAGGACTTCACGCAAAGCAAACCCCTAGGCGCAGTCTCAACCAATTGGAACGCGCCGGAATTAGCCGAATACGCGCTACCACGCATGAACAACACGCTGCTCCTGCACGGACATACGCACGCGTATGACCCGCTTGAGTTCGGCAGGCATCACAATGAGATCAACGTCGGATTGGACGCATGGTGTTTCGAGCCAGTCAACGAAGCCGAATTAGTAGCCAATTGGCTACACACTGCGTCAAGCGCCGTCTGAGCGGTCTACAATGGCACATGAATGGGGGCGGATTCAAAAACCGCCCCCACTATTTTTCGGTCAACAGCTCCTTTGGACTTCAAATCATCCATCATTCAAGAATCTCTGCAATCCATCGCCAGCTCTGCCGTCCAGACCACGGCGCGCCATATCGTAATAGTCGAGCATCTGCGGACTGTTCCACCCGCCTGCGGCCATGATGTCCCTGTCCGGCACACCGGCGTCACGGGAGAGTGTGCAGAACGTTCGCCGCAGCGAGTGCGGTGAGATTCCAGGCACGCCCACGCGCAATGCCACGGATGACACGATGCCTACGGCGGTCTGCTGCCGCAGACGCACGCCGGAATCCTCACGGAACACCGCACCGTGCCTACGCCCGCCGATAAGTCGTGCGAGAGCCTCGGACGCCTCGGAGGGAATGGCTACACGCTGAGACCAGTCGCCCTTGCGGTTAAACCGCACCCACGGACGCCCGTCATCCAGATGACAGTCCTCAACATCCAATCCAAGCGCCTCGCCGACCCTCGCGCCGGTCAACAGCAGCAGACTGCACAGGGCATCCGTCCGCGCATCCATACCACGCGCCTCGGCCAGAAAAAGCCTAGCCTGCTCGCGGGTGAGGTACGAGCCATCCGAATGACCGTACAGTTTCGGCCTACGCACATGCTCGCCCGGATTGCAGTCGATATATCCCTCCTCGCAGAGGTAGCGGTAGAGGCCGCATATGATGCTCAGATTCTTGTACACCGTGTTTTTCGCTGCTGGCCGCATGCCGCCGTCATAGGCGGCGAACACCTCGATATGGGTGCGCGTCGCCCGCAGCATGTCGATGCCATTATCCGCACACCAGCGGAGCCATCGCGATACGACGCTCCGATACCCCGCCCTTGTACTCGGCGTCAGGCCGGCGAGAAAGCCGGCGATCATGTTGCTCACCGTTTCCATATGCGCACCGTCTCCTTACAAATCAAAGGCTTGTCGGACGGACCTTTGACAAAAGGCGGTACCCACTGCCTACGCCTCAACGAATGATTCGGCCCATACGCCTGATTACGCCAGAAACCACGCACGATGAAACGATGCGAATACTCACGTCGCACCCGCTCGTCATCGTCGGCGCTTTCGCCCGGGCGATGCAGGTTCTCACGCAGCACCAGCATCTTGACCTTGCGGATTTCCGGGTCGAAACGCGGCGGCAGCGGATGCGCCATATCGGGTTTCGCCGGTTGTGCCTCGCAGATATGCGGCTCCGCGCTCAACGCCCATACCGCATGCAGCAAATCGCAGAACCATAGGAAAACGCCGACATACCCATTGAAAACGTCGTTGGCGAATCTGACGACCGGCAGCGAGAATGATTTCGCGTCGCATTCCTTGAGAGCGCATGGATGGTCCGTGAATCCCATGAGTTCGATATCGCCGTTGCCGTCGCATTGCCAGAAGAGCGCCGACACATGGGCGTCTCCGACTTTCCTTCCCGTCGCGTCGTCGGTCACAGAGAATGTGACGGTTTGAACGTCCCCGTCGAAGAAGATAAGCCCGCTTTGTGCCGGCGCGTCCGATTTCGGGAAATCACCTGCCTGGACGGTATCTTCCGCCAGCGCCGTCATGTCTCGGCTGATCCACCAAAGCTGCGCGATGGCGAGATTGTCGGCGGAATTCCAAGCCGTTTCCATGCTCCGCTCGTATTGCGTGTGCGCTGCCATCTGTTCCTTTAATGCGACCCGCTCGTATTCTGCGAGTTTGTCGCGGATCAGTGGAAGGTGTGATGGGATGAGGCGAAGTCGCCTGTTTTTGCCGCGCGTCATGTCAGACCTCGACTAGTGTGTAACGGTCTCCGGCCTTCTCGTCGAAATCGCCGAGCTTAAAACCATATTCCGCAAGCTTCGCGTTTGCCGCGGCCTCCCATTCTTCTTCGTCTGCGCCGTACACGTCTTCGATTTTGTCGGCGTCGTGGTCGAGGTCTCCGTCTTCCGGGTCGGTATACCACTGGTAGTCGAAACCCCTCCAGATGCCCTTGCCGGTATTCGCGTCGGCAAGGAGGAGAACGTCAAATGCGTCACTCTGGTAGATTGCGATTGGCTTGATGGAGATGTTCTCGTTGGTGTTGATGTCGATTGCGGTGGTCATTTTGTTTGTCCTTTCTTTTGCTGACATGATTAGTGCGCAGGAATCCCGTGGATTCAACCACGGGAGTGCCAAGAAGTTTGGGCGGGTTAGGCCACTTCTATCCAACTGCATCGATCTGCTGCCGGAGTTCCTCTATCTCATTGGAAAGGATGGTGAGAAATTCCCGGTATTCGTAGAGTTCGGCCGCCGTGTCGATGGCTTCGGCCTCCAATTCGAACCGGCAGTCGCCGTCGTCGGTGAATGTTAGATCAGGAAAGTCGAACCATTGCCAGCTGTAACCTTCCGGGTCGCCATGCCACCCGTTTTCGGTTTTGGTCAGCGTGTAGTGCTCCGTACCTTTGTAGTTGCCGTTCATGGTGTACTCCTTTTTAGTCCATGTTTAAAAAGAAAAACGTTGAAAACAAAGGGCGTAGCACCACCGCCACGCCCCGAAATTAAACAACTGAAACCGGCAGACGCCCAAATCAGAACTTAGGGTACATACCACGATCAAGCTCGGTCACGTCAACAACCTGATTCGGCTGCGGGCCGGATATGTCGAAGTCGCCGATACCGGCCACCATGTCGTTCGCCTGCTCGATGCAGTAATCGATGCCATCAACCACGTAGCCGTCACCATCGCAGCCAAATGTACCAATACCGTCAATAAAGCTGCCGGACGGTTCTACCACATCATCAAGCTTGATTACGGCACGCGGCGGAAGCCCAAGTTCCGCAAGATCAGCATCCGTATAGTCGCTTAGATTCGGTACCTGCCGCAACAAGCCGACATCATAAAAATCAGCAGACCAGTCGGGGCCGTACTGCGTGTTTTCCTCATCCCACTCGCGGATAGAGATTTCCACTGCCCTGCTGTCGTCAATAAGTATAGTCATTTCAGATACTCTCTTTCCAGCCCCCTTGCTAAAATGAGAGGGCTTAGTTAGTTAGATTGGTAATAATTACTGAGCAAATCGAGCCGGATAGCTGCAACTATCCGGCTCAACTCATTCGTGAGCGGGCGTGGCCGTAAAGACGCATGCCAGCCCTAGCGGGTTACAAATCAATCCGCCGAAGATTCAGAGTCAGAATCATCTTCCAAAAGTTTGCGAGGATTCTTGACATGCAACGCGTCACAAATACGAATCGCCTTATCAAGCGTCATATTCTTGATAGAATTGACACCATTCTCATAGGCTCCGATACGTTGTTGAGTAAGCCCTGCCTTGTCGGCGAGCTGTTGTTGCGTCATGCCGCGTTTCAGTCTGAGTTCCCTCATGCCCATGTCAGTATCCTTCCGTCAGAAAATCCACAGGGTCGCATTGCAACGCCTCAGACAATCGTAACGCCGTCCGCAAATACATTTGCGAAACAGGACGACCGTTCGTCTCAAAACGGGAGATGGCCGGACGTGCGATGCCGCTCAATCCGGCCAGCTCCACCTGCGTCAATCTGCGTGCCTTGCGAATGTTCTTCAATCCGACGACGCCAGCGGACACGCCGCCACGCCACACATGCTCATCGGGGTACAGGTCCAACACGTTGCAATGCAACGCCTGCGCCAGCTTCGCAGCCGTACCCAAATACATGTTCCGCGCCTCGTCCGCATGGTTCTCATACGCCCACAGGCGCGTGAAATCCACGCCCGTAAGCGAATCCAACTGCTGCAACGTCAAACCGTTACGCTCGCGCAGATCACGCAACCCCATGATGGCTCCTTCCAGACTTAAGGACACCATATCATCGGCGGCGAAGCCACGCCGCCGACGCTCAGTCAACCCAATCAGTATCCCAGTTCAGCATGTCCACTGGAATCATGCAGCCACCGGAACACTGGACGTACAGCCAGGTCGAATATCCCATGCGAGCAGCCCTCACGCCACGGAACCATTCGCCAAGCCACTCGCACAGGAGCGACGGCAACGAACGACGACGCCAAAACGACCTGCCGGACGCATAATCGAACCCATCGTATTCGGCGATAGGGGAGAAGAAGCCATGTTTGCTCACTGTTTTTCCTCCTTGGTCCAAGGGGTAATCTGATGCAACAGGTACGCCGCCGTCGTCAACTGCTCGTAAGCGGCCAGCACGTAAGCCGAATCGGGAGCGTTCCCGCTCCCAAGATTCGACAGCAATCTGACGGCCTCCAACGACTTGCCGACCACATTCGCGCACACGTCGGAATCATGGGCGTCCATCACACATGCCCCTCATCGTCGGCCTCCGTGTAGAACACGAAGTCAATGTCGTAATCAGAGGAAGCGTCGTATTGCTCACCGATTTCAATGGGAGTCAGCCCGCCCAATACTTCCGTGGTGAAATTCCAATAGTCATCGGAATGCGCATTGTCGTGCAGAAAGAACACCCACTCGCACCATTCGGGAAACGCGGACCAGAACTTCCGCCAATCCTCATAAGGCACGTAGTCGCCGAAATCATCGATACGGTAGACACCCTCGCAAGGTTCGAAACTCTTCTTGATGAAATGGCTCAAACCGGTGTTCGCTATGACTTCGATGTCATTCACGACAGCCTCGCCAATCGGCTCATCCAACGGCATGGCCTTCAACTCATCAACGGTAATCATCATTCTTTCCTTTCATTCAGCAGCAGAACTCGTCAGTGAGTTCCACCAGTCTTTTCAACGACGTCCGCATGAGACGCGAACGACAGCCGACACCGGCCAGTTCCAGCCGGTTCACCATCGCCACGCGCACGGCCTCTCCGCTACCGACAGTGCAACGCGTCAGAAACCGGCCATCGGCACGCAGAACCGCATCCCGATACGCCTCCGCATCGGCCTGAGACCTGTGACGGCGCACGCGGATTGCGCCACCCACATATTCGACAGTCCACAACGCGGCCATGTCAGTCAGCCTCCCCAAGACGGTCGAACATCTTGTCATACGCCTTGCGCACAGCCGACAGGCCATTGCGGTACGCGGACATGCGATTCTCAGGAGTCGAAGACACAGCCAGGTCATGCTGCCAGCTAGCCGGAAACGCGATATGCTCCAACGTCCCGTCCACATCCGTCTGACGAACCTCGACATGCTGCGGGAACATGGCGTCGAACACCAGCACGCACAGCTCGAACGCCAGCCGCGTGTCCGCGTCGGCGACATAACGGAAATCATTCTCGGCCAACCGCCGCGCCTCATCGACGTCGAACGGCAGCGTGGCATACAATGCGACGAACCGTCCGACCGTCTCGTCATCGAGACCGCCGTCAGCGAAACAGTTTTGCACGACATCGATGAGATTGTCCCGCAAATCGGGCACCAGACCACACGCGCCGCCACGGATATACGGCACCTCGTCACGGCTGAAATGCCTCTCGAACCACTGCCAGCACACGTAACCCACATAGCCGGTCAGCTCACGCGGCAGCAAGTTGACGTCGATCATCGCGCCACCTCCTCGCCGTTAAGGAAATCAACGAACTTCCGCCGCGCCACACCATCGGCGTCACAGCCCAGCAAATCATTGCTGATGACGTCATAGCCGCAGCCGGTAACGAAGTAGAAATACCAATCATCGCCATCACGGCTCAGCCAACAGGAACGCACATGCTTGACAAGACCGTCGTAACGGTCGCACTTGAACCATTCCGCTAGCCCCTTAGCAAGCAGAGAATCGAACAGAAAACGGCCAACGGTGATAATGCTATTCTCTTCCTCGCACACCCTCTCGTCGGCCTCTTCATCCAGCTCACCGTCAAGACTGTACCCCGCCTCAAGCGTGGCGAGATTACGCAACAGCTCGTATGAATCGATACCGTCGAACATGTCATGTTCCACAATCTCACTTGCATCAAACCAAGTGATCTCCTTGTAGATATTGTCGTCGAATTTCATGGTATAATCTCCCTTGCAATTAGATTTGATTGATTGATTGCATGGCCGGTCGCAGTCCCACCTGAGACCGGCACTTTCATTTCCCTATGCCGCCCCACGACAGCACCTTGCCGCCGTCAACCAGCACGTAAGACTCGCCCATGCGATTGCCAACGGACACGCCGCGCCACTCGCATATGCGCTCATAGCCGCCAGCCGTACTGCCGTCTTCCATGCCGCACTGGGGGATATCCGACAGCGACGTGTAGCCAGCCAAGTCGGCCTGACCATAGTCAGCCGTCGCATACGTCTCACGCCACCAATTCCATTGCTGTTCAGGCGTCCCATGAGGGTCGGCCACCGGCGCGGGATTGCACACCGGCGAACACGCCACGGCGAACGCCGCCACGCCTACGGCCAGCAGTCCAGCCAGTTTCACACCCTTACGCATTCCGCTTACCTCCCTTGGCGGTCTCGATATAGCCAGGAAGCTTTTTCATGTCGAAATACATGTCGCCCGACACCGGGTCGGCATCATCCCGCCACGCCTCAAACACGGCATCACGGTCAGCACCATTCAACATGGCGTCAGACACCTCGCCATCGAAGTAATCCCGCAGCCACGCGGACTCACGCCGCTCGTAATCGGATTCATCCAACACCGGGTAGTAGCGCCCGTCCTTGGTGATCATGTCTATCGCATATTGGACGACGGCCTGATCCGACAGTCCGCCATGCCCGTCAGTCAACTCAATTGCATAGCCGACACCGCAGAACGCGCGCGACACATGACCGTAGTCGGACAGCCACCGCACGGCAGTCTCGATATTGCTTTCATCCAGCGCGCTACTGAAGTACAGCAGCCGCGAAACCTGATACGTGTAATCGTTGAATACCGTGTCGGCCACGCGGATACCCCGCACCCATTCCAGAATGTCCGGCAGCACGCTATCGAACGACGGCAGTCCAGCGTAGCCGACACCGTCCCATGCGTCACGCAGTTCCTCGTACAAGTCGGCATCCTCAGCCGTATCCTTGCGAATCTCATGCACATACATTAGGTTTCCCTCACTTTCAGATAGATAGGTTGATTTTCAGCGAGACAACGTCAGAAACAGGTCTGTATACCACAGCTCCAAGTCGAGAGCCTTAAGCGCCCTGCACGCGGCCACATAGTCGCCCGAATCTATGCATTCGACAAACTGCTGCGCATACGCGCACGTCTCGGCGTCATCGGAAGACATGCATCCCAGCAAGTCGTCAAGGCTGGGCCATGCGCCCTCAGAATCATCAACAGTGCATTCCCCATGGCTGTACAGGTGCCACGTCATACTGTCGAGATTCCAGCAATCCGCCCCTTTGCCGTTCAGTATGTCGCCTAACGTCTCAGGCCAATCCATGAACTCGTAATCGGCAATGACGCTCAGACTTAGATTGTGCGCTTCATACAAGTCAGCCAACCGTCCCCAGTCGGCTTCGGCGGAACCGTGGTTGTACACGTCCCATATGCCCTTAATTTCGTCGGCCATATCCTTGTACCCGGGCGGCGGCACCGGACTATCATTGCCACGCATGTACGCAAGAAGCTCAGGCGACGGCGCTGTGATAACGTCAAGACTGGAACCGTCCAAACCGCCCGGAAACTCAGCGCCATTGTATGAATACAACTCCAACGTGCCGCCGCCCCGTTCGGACTCGCGCAAACCATGACGCCCCGCCATGACGTCGTAAAAATCATCAACGGAATTAAATCCAGACATGATTACCCACTTTCATAGAGAATGTTGTTCCGCCGCCACATGACGGCACAGTGCGCGGGTGAGGAATCGCACCCCACAGAAACCACTAAGCCGCGCCATAGCCCACAGA